TGGGTTTTTAAATTTATATTTTAATTGCGTATCTATTACATTGAAAGCAGCTACGTCATTACCTTGCATATAGAAATCTTTAGCTCTATTAACATAATATTCTTCTATCCCCATATCTCCAAGCATCTTTACATTTTTATTTGCATGGTCTATTCCAGAACCAAGAGCTGTAACTCTAGCCTCACTAAGGTCATACCCAGCGGTAGATTTAAGATTGCCAGACTTTAAAAGTGTAGTATAGTAATCTTTTTGACTTTGTAAATTAGTTATGCTAGAGCCTTGATTGATAAGATTAGAATCAAAGTCTCTATTGTCTAATTCAGTTTGTCTTCTTAATCCATCTTGATATCGAGTTTCATTTCTATTAAATTCTTGAAGGTATCTTTTGTCAGCTCTTTCCTCTTGGCGTATTCTATTTCTCTCATCTCTAGCCATAGCTGTTTGTTGAGAAATAAATTGAGGTAAGGTAACGCTAAGTAACCTATTCAATGGTGATTCGTAATTAAATCCGTTTGCCATAATATCTTCCTTTATACGTAAGCTTGATTAGGATCTCCAGCAATAGGAGCAGTTGTATCAATACCACCTGGGTCTCCTGTTGTAGAAGGAGTATATCCTTCGTATCCAGTTTGGGAGCCAGTTCCAGGATCAAAAGATAAGTATTGACTTCCAAGGCCAGTTAGTCTAGATATATAATCTCCAAGTAACCCTTGAACTTGTGCTGTTCTTGCATCTACTTGCTGACCAACAGTGTCCATTCCTTGCTGAAATTGTTGACCTAATTGACCAAAAGCTGTACCAGCTTTCTGTCTTGATTGACCAATTGCTTTTTGCATAGCACCAAATTGCCCACCTCTAACAGAAGATCCCTCTCTTAATTGACGCATACTATCAGTAAGCATATCTCTTAAAGTTCCCTGACCAGACTTAAATTTTTCTTGAACGTATCCAGTTTGTTTTTGACCGTATTGCCCAATAGACTTTAGCATTTCTTCTATTGCTGCTGGGTCAAACTTTGATATATCAGCAAACTTCTGAAAACCTTCAAGTCCTTTTATATCAGCAAACTTCTGAAAACCTTCAAGTCCTTTTCCAGCCAAACCAATTGTTTGACCAAATAATTTTGATCCACCTTCCTGGAAAAACCCAGGATCTACTCCCATTCTTTTAATTAAATCTTGCAATGTAGTATCCATTATCTTATACCTCCTATAGCTGATAAAATATCATCGTAACTATTAACACTTTCTGGCTTAACAAATTTATTAACAAAGGAATAATCTGGTAAAGCTTTTAAATAATTTGGAATTGCAGTTGTTTTAATACTTTGATCTATAAAAGGTGCTAATGGAGTACCCTTAAATAATTTAGCTGCATCTGACCACTTACCTAACTTACCAGGGGTCGCCCCGTAACCACCTAAAGTAAATTTAGATTTAGCTGCTCCTTTAGGAAGAATTGGATTTTTACCGAATACCGATTTTTTCATAGAGTCGGCGCTAATAGCACTGGCACCTACATTTTTCGCTCCTTCTTTACCAAAAATATCAGTAAGTTTTCCTCCAGAAAGTTGAAAAGCTGAGAATGCATCGCTAAGAGAACTTTCAAGAATCCTATCGTTGAATTGTCTATCAGCATCTCTTAAGAACTGATTAACCTTAGATCTTTGCAACTCAACATCTTTTCTTTTTCCTTGATGAAATAAACCCTCATTGGCAGCTAAACCAGCTTTTATTCTACCTAAAGTTCTTTTTCTTTTTGATATGCTACCTGGGCTTATAGAATACCTAGAGCCTATTTCTTGACCAGCTAAACTACCTAAACCAGCCCCTAAGCCAATTGCTAAAGAAGTTCCGCCAGTTAAAGCAGCTAAACCTCCACCTAGTATAAGACCAGCAAGCCTTCCTCTGCCACGCCTACTGTCTCTTTTTCTTGCTGACTCTTTTTCCGCAGCAAACTTTTCTTCCATAGTTCTTATCTCGTCTTCAATAGTTTGCATCTCACCAAGACCTGTTCTTCTTATTTGAAGACCAGCCATTGCACCAGTTGCTTGTCCGCCAGCTCTAGCAGCTGCTACTTGTGATAAAAAATTTGACATATTAACTCCTTGTAAATTCTAAATAATACCAAGCACCAAGCTCTTTTCTATAAAGTCTAAGCTTACCATCTGGTGTTTTGACAACTCTTTGTTCTCCGTCATTTCCAGAAGTCTTAGGTGGATACCCTACTTGTAGTTTTGTATCTACACCTTTTGAGTTGTATAAAAATCTTTTCTCTCTATCAATAGACATTATGTAATTCTTTTCCTTATTGGTCTGTATTCTACTGTGACACTATGTACCTTATGAATACCATCTAAATTATGACAGCTAAAATAAGGTTGGAATGAACTTGACGATATTGGGGCTAAGTTTCCAGAGTTTTTAAACTCTTGTTGAAATACATCTAAATCACCAGCTGTAGCTGGAGGAGTAAATGCACTAGCTATCCCTTGCTTAGTTCCTGCAGAGTCAGTATGATAATATTTAAAACTAGTTGAACCGCTTGTATGGCTACTTGAATATTCTATTGTCATTCCATAAACTTTTTTTACAACACCAGGCAATCCAAAATCATCATTTTTTAAAGTAATTCCAAAACCACCTCCGCTAAGTGATGCAGCTGGAGTGCCATTGTAAGTTTCTATTTCATCCAATGCAGTACCTACCGATAAATTATTGTAAGCATCTGTTATCATATTAGTTTTCACTGCATCTGGAGCAAAATTTTCGACAAATGAAAAAGTATTAGTCTCAAAAGAATATATAAAAGCATCACCACTATTTCCATCATATTGAGCAGAACCAGCATTTCTAATAATAATTAAGTGTTTTCTTTTTGGCTCATAACCAATCATAGTATCTATGTATGTTTTGTTTACAAAATTATTCCAAGAGTTTATTTCTCCAGCATCTTCTGTTTGGTGTATTTTAGTTTGAAGATTTCTTATTTGACTACCATCATAAAAAAATAAACCATTTTTATTAACCCAAGCTATTCCAAAATCTGTTTTTACAGTAGCTGCGTGAAACCCAACACCCATATTTTTATGCTCTGATTCTAAAAACCATTGTGTATCAGAACCACCACCTATATTAATAATGTATAAAGTTTTTTCTTTGAAAGCAAGTAATCTATCAGCATAAGCTTCTAGCTTTATAAACTCTTCTCCATCATTAACGCCTATATCTATAAAGTTAAATTCTGGAAATGTATCAAATTTATTTACTTGGCTATATCTTATGGTATCACCCCTGCTAGCTACTTTATTCTCAGAATCCCTATAATATACATTTCCTATAAAAGCTCTTCTATTAGTAACAACACTAGTTTTGTATTTTTCACCACCCTGCAAAGCTATAAAAGCGGAATCAGGACTAAATCCATTTATAGATTCATAAGTATCTAAATTTAAAGAACTGCTAACAAAAGAAGAATATAAAAAAGGAGCATCTGAGTATTCTTCAGTCCAATATGTATACCCACCTTCAAGACTTGGTCTTGCTCCAAGCGTAAAACTCACATCGCTAAATAAAACCCAGGCATCATCACTACCAGATATTCTAGTATATACTCTTCCTCCAGTTATTCTTCTATCGTATTCAACTGCTCCACTGCCTTGATCTTTATATTGCGTAGCTAAAATAGTGCAAGTCAATTTTTGATTAGCAGATACAGTAACAGCATCACCTTTTAATTGGTAAATTAAAGACTCTTGATTTCCTTCATATACAAAAGTTATTCCAAATTCATAATCTCCAGCAGCCCAAGATCCGCCACTAGAAGCAACTACATTTAAATTAAGTCCTCTTCCAGCTGGAGGATATATTGAAAAAACTTTATTACCAAGCCAAGTTCCAGAGCCACTTATAGTCGCTGTTGTAAGTGTTGTGTCGGCCGTGCTACTACTGTCTGTAATAGCAGCAAATAAACCATTAGTCCGATTAACACCCCAGTAATCATTTACGCTAGAACCAGTTCCTGAATCAAGGTCAGTGTCCATCGAGGCAGGGAAAGACGATGAGTCAGAAATTAATGTTGTCGCATTACTGGAACTTGCATCTGTATCTTCATTTCCTCCAATAGTTATCCCAACTAAACCTTTATCTGGTTTTGCTAAATTAACTTTACTACTTATCCAACCAAGAGCTCCAGCGTAGCTACCTGGAGTCTGAACGCTACCAGAAGAATCTTTCCACCTTCCTTGAGCAGATACATACCCATATCTCTTTACATCTGTTCCTGTATTAGTTATGTTTGTATCGCAAATCCTAACATCTCCACCAGCAATATGATATATAACCCTACCTTGGTCAGTACTTCCACTGCCCGTAACAGCACCTAAACTAATTTGTGCATCACTCCACGTATTAGTATCAGATGAGTAAACACTAATCTCTACTTGTCCACCATCATCAGCATCTGCCAATAAAGTTCTTACTATAGACTCATTGTTTCCAGCTTGGTCGTAATCAGATCTATACTGAAATAAACCATATCCAGCTTGAGAAGCGTCTAAACCATATCCAGCTTGAGAAGCGTCAATAGTTGGTGCTCTATAATCGCTTGTATTGTCGGCAAATCTCCCAGAAGAAACAATAAATCCTCTTCTGTCTATCACAGCATCTTTAAGACTGGCAAGCTCATTATCATTTAGAGTCCTGTCGTTATCAACAGTATTAAGACCTCCAGTAAAATTACTATATGTTTTAAGAAGTTTAGGCATTATTCCTTTATCTCAAAGTGTACCAAATCATCAAACTTATTATCTTTAGTATGGGTATCCTGATCCCAGTCTCCGCCCCAGCGAATATTTAACCCCATTTGCGAAGCAATGCCCAAAACGAATCCACTAAAATAATGGAACCTATCACGGTCATTCCAATCAATGGGATAGGGAGCCACATCAACAGCAATACTAGGGCTTTTATTGTGTTTACCGTTAGGAAACTTAAGTTTACTATTGCCTTTGTTATACGCTTCATTCTGCTTTTCCTTCCCACGATGACCTTCTATGATTGTGCAATCAAAATGCTTAACTACTTCGTTAAACAAACCAATTAATCTTTCATCACAAGTATGTAATTTAGACCTGCTCTTTGTGCTAAACTTTGGCATTATGAAAAAGTCTCCAATAGTACCTTTACTTCAGCCCAAACCTTATCATCTTTTTTAGACTTCGTTGCTTTTACAGCTGTATCACCAATTAATAAAAGTAAGTTAACCATACCAACTTTTTTTACTAATTTCTTTACCAATATTTTTAACATTTCTTTCCTTTTTTTTATTTATTATTTGACGCTTTACCAAAATTAGCACCCAAGAAATTGACAATATCTAAAAGAATCTGAACAATTCTATCGTCACTTTTATTTGGTGTTATTGAAGCTATAACAGCAAAGCCGCCAACAATACTTGCGACTGCTGATATAATTCCTACATAATTACCTGTAATCGTACTTATAATATCACTCATTACTATTCCCCTTTAAATAACCAACTTATTAAAGAGCCAAATACAACAACAAACATAGAGCCAACACCCTGTATCTTAGATACGGATGATTCTAAAACTCGAACTCTTCCATTTTGTTCTTTTACCAAGCTTTTAATTTCGTCAGTGGTTTCTTTAATATGACTAACCTCACTACTTTGTTTGGCATTAATAACAGTTAATTCTTCAAGTCTACTATCAACGTTTAAACGCCATTTCTCTATATCAACTTTATTCATTTTCCGTTAATCCTACCTTTTAAATATGATAAGTCATCTGTTACGTCATTCAATTCTTTTACAATATCTTCCCTATGTCTTGCAGATGTATCATCTGATTTATTCCATCTGTCTAACATCTTTAAAACAATACTTTCCACATTAGCCGACTTAGTCTCAGCTTTAATAATTGACTGCCTAATTAAATCTAAGTCTTCATTCTGCAATTTTTGGCTTTTAATTAAATTCATTATCATCATAACGAATAAAAATACTATAATACCTATTGCACCATATTCTGCATATAAACTTAAAACCTTAGAGTCAATCATTTAAAACCTTTTTGGTTGCTCTTAATCCTATTATAACTAAAGCTCCCAGAGCTACAGTTAAAAACATATCTTCTCTAATACTAAAAGCGATTATAATAGATTCAATCATCATAGCCGAGACTATGGCTTTATCTATTATATCACTCTGCTTCTTTACTGTCGCTTTCATCAATAGAAGCTTTCAAAGCATCTACAAATGCTTGTCTTCCAAATCGTAATTGAATCAAATTAAATTCACTTGATTGTAACTTTCTATCAAGATCAGCTATGTGATTTATCATTGATTTTTGTTCATTATTCATTGATTCAATATCGTATTCTTTATCGTCTATCTTAAGTACAGGCTGTTCTTTTTCTGTTTTAGCCATTTTAACTCCTTTGTTTACGGTTTTTTTATTCCCATTTTCTGTAATAGACTTCTCTGCTCTTTGACTTCTTCTTCCAACTCGTTTAAGTGGTCTTGTTCCATCCCTTGAACAGATGAAGTCAATACAGTAACTCTATTTCAATATCATTTAATCTTATAGATATTTCTTGAAATTTCATTTGTGCTTGATACCAACTTCCAGTAACAACACCAACTGCTAACATCGCCTTAATTAAAAAGGCTACGCTAATATGTACTTGAGCATCTTCACTAATTCCTTTTGTTTTATTGGGCATTTAGTGAATCTATTTCCATATTAATTGTTCTTAATAGCGAATCAACTTCAAATATTTTCTGATTTATTTCTTCAAAATCTTTATTATAGTTTGCTATATAAATATTGTCATCACAAGAAGACATAATCATAA